GTAGATAAATTAGCTAAGAAGGTTAAAGAATATAGAGATGAATTAGCTAAGTTAGATATTGTAAAGTATGTTGTATCAGAAGAAGGAGTTAAATCGTATATTGTTAATAAGCTTTTAGAATTACTTAATAGTAAATTATTACATTATCTTAGAAGACTAGATTCTAACTCTATTTGTATCTTTAACGAATATTTTGAAGAAGAGATTCTTAATGAAAAGAATAAAGTTTGTTCATATTTTAACTTTTCTGGTGCTGAGCGTAAATCTATTGACTTAGCATGCTTATTTACCTTTTCCGATATAAGAAGATTACAAGGCGGTGTTCAATATAATATAGCTATATATGATGAGTTGTTTGATTCGTCTTTTGATGAAAAGGGTATTGAACTTATAACGCATATACTTCAAGATAGAGTAGAAGAACTTAATGAATGTTCTATTGTTATATCGCATAGAAAAGAATCTATTAAAGCAGTTACTGGTGATGTAATTTATCTTGAAAAAGAGAATGGTATTACTAAGCGACTAGATTACAAAGAACTTTAAACTATATATAGTATGATTACAGGCCCATCTCCCTTTGCACAACCCATTGCTTCTCCTTACGCTGTAAATCATTATAGTCAAAAGAAGCAAGAAGTGGAAGTACAAACGCAACCTAGAGAGGCTACATTACCACGGTATGTAAATTATTTAGCTGATTATTCAGGATGTGGTCATTGGAGAATTTTATGGCCTGAGTCTATTATTAACGCGCGAGGTGACGGTATGTCACAGTCAACTACGGCTATGGTTACAACTCCTCAATGGTATCAAAATGTAACAGCAGTAAAAGTTCAGAGACAAGCATCAACCGCTCAAAAAGAGTTTATTAAATTTTTAAAAGAAGTTCAAAAGCAACATAACTTTAAAATTATATACGAAGTTGATGATGTTGTATTTAGTGAGTGTATACCTGATTATAATAAGTTTAAATTTGCATTTGATAATAATGAAGTTCGTCAAAATTGTATTGATATAATTAATATGGTAGATGAAGTTACTGTTACATGTGACTTTATGAAGAAGTTATACATTGAAAAAACGGGTCAAAAAAATATTACTACAATACCAAACTTTGTACCTAACTTTTGGATGGGTAACTCTTTTAATCAACGTAAGATTCAAAGAGCGTTTGATCACCATAAAAAGAAACCACGTATATTATATACTGGATCCGGTGCACATTATGATGTAGACAATAAGACTAATGGTGTTGATGATATGTATAAGGTAAGAGACTTTATACGTAAAACAGTTAATAAGTATCAGTGGGTTTTCGTTGGAGCTTTTCCTCCACAACTAGCTGATTTAGTACAAAGTCATAAAATAGAATTTTACCCTTGGCAAAACTTACTTAACTACCCTAATTTTATTGCTAACCTAGATGCGCAAATGATGATCGCGCCTTTATTACCTAACGATTTTAATAAATCAAAATCTGATATTAAATTTATTGAAGCTTGTATTTTAGGTATACCTTGCTTGTGTCAAGATATAGAAACTTATAGCTCTGCTCCTGAGAGTTTAAGATTTGGTAGTATAAGAGAATTAGAACATAAAATTGAGCGTACTTTAAGAAAGAGAAATAAGTATAATCAAAATATTTCCAAGCTTAGAAAAATAGGTGAGAGTAGAATTCTTGAATTAGAAGAAAATATAGGTTGTCATCTTGAAGCTCTTAATACNCCTTTCGGCAGCCCAGAAAGAAAATATCTTAAGAAGTGGAATTAGGAACTATCTTATTATAATAAGGTAGATGTCTTATCGTAATGTAGTTTATAACGGTCGTAATCGTAGCGTTAACCTTTTTACTTGGGATACAGATGGTAANAGAGTAATGCATGAATGCTCTTTTGAACCTTATTTGTATATTGAGAANCCTGCAGGTGAAAANACTTCGATTTATGGTACGTCAGTTCGTAAACGTAAATTTAATACTAGTTACGATAGATCACGCTTTGTAAGAGAGTCTAATGTTAAGAGGGTATTTGAAAATATGCCTCCAGCTCAGCAGTTTCTATTAGACTTATACTGGGAGCAGAATGAAGCAGATGAATTTAGTAGTCATCCTCTTAAAACGTGTTTGTTAGATATCGAGACCTACTCTCCTGATACTTTTCCTGATCCTGAAAATCCTACTCATGTAGTAAACGTAATAACTTGCTATGATAACTTTACTAAAAAGTTTCATACGTTTGGTATTAAACCTTATAATGGCAAGGGTGCAGATAACCTAAATTACGTTCATTGTAGGGATGAGCGTCAAATGTTTATTCGCTTTATTGAGTATCTTGAAAACGATTACCCGGATATCTTAAGTGGTTGGAACTCTGAGTTCTTTGATATACCTTATATTATTAATCGTATTGAACGTATCTTAGGTCAAGATTACGTTAATAGACTTTCACCTTTAGGTAGAGTTCATTTTAGAGCTATTAAGGGTAAGTTTGGTCAAGAACAAAAGCGTTACTATATTGACGGTGTAGCTTGTTTAGATTATCTTGATGTGTATAAACGTTTTTGTTTAAAGTTAAGAGAGTCATATAAGCTTGATGCTATTGGTGAAGTAGAACTTGGTCAGCGAAAGATTGACTATGGTGATACTAATCTAGCTACCCTATCTGATGAGGATTGGGATACCTTTATTGACTATAATATTCAAGACGTTAACTTGCTTGTACGATTAGAAGAGAAACTGCAATACGTTCCTCTATTACGAAAGCTATCTTATGTAGGATTAACTACGCTTGAAGGCGCTATGGGTACTATTGGAGTTATTAATGGTGCTTTATGTATCAAGGCTAGAAAACGAGGTGAAGTTATTGCAACGTTTTTACGTAACGCTGATACTGGTAAGAATCCCGGTGCGTATGTTGCTGAACCTAAGAATGGATTTAAGAATCATGTTGTATCTTTTGATGCTAACTCTCTATATCCTAATGTGATGATATCGCTTAATACTTCGCCTGAAACTAAGATAGGTAAAGTAGAAAATACTACTGATAAAAAAGTAGTTATACAGCATGTAAGTGGTAAATTGTTTGAACTTGATAGACCTGCCTTCGCTAAGTTTCTAAAAGACGAGCAATGTGCTTTATCTAAAGCTGGGTTCTTATTTACGCAGAAGAAGAAAGGCATTATACCTGAGTTTTTGGAGTACTATTATAATCAACGTGTAGTTATTAAGAAAGAACTCTTTAAAGCTAAAACTAAGCTTAAAAAACTTAAGAAAGATACTCCTGAATATATTGAAGCTAAATACGAAGTTGAACGACTTAATACTTCGCAGATGGTTATTAAGATTCTTATTAACTCTTGTTATGGATATATGGGTAATAAAAATGCGCCTATTGGTGATGATGATATTGCTTCGTCAGTAACGTTAACTGGTCAAGCTGTTATCAAGCATTCGAATGAACTTATCAAGAAGTTTATTAAAAACGAGATACCTGATATTTCTGATAGAGAGTTAGAAGGATGTATTGTGTATAACGATACTGATTCGTCTTATGTATCGATTACTCCTCTTGTTAATAAGGGATTAAAGTTTTTAGACGGTAATGATGTACATCAAGATACTCATGATAAAATTCAGGAGATTGAGGACTATCTTAATAATGGAGTACAAGAATGGGCTAAGAAATCTTTGTTATCTCAAGATAGTCGATTTGTATTTAAACGAGAATGTATTGCTGATGTAGGAGTATTCTTGCAGAAGAAACGATACGTAATGCATATCTTAGATGACGAAGGTATTAAAGAGAATAAATTTAAGTATACTGGTGTAGAAGTAGTACGTACTACTATGCCTAATGCTATTAAACCGTATGCTAAGAAAATTATTGAAACTATGCTTAGTACGCAGTCTCTAACTGAGACTAATAAGGTGTTAAATGAAACTTATGATATCTTTAAGAAGCTTACTCCGGAAGAATTAGCTTTTGTTATGGGAGTTAAGGGATATGAAAAGTATGCAGTAGCTTGTAACGAGTTTAATACTGTTAAAGGAATGCCTATACATGTTAAGTCGTCTTACTTTTATAACTTACTATTAGATAAACTTGGTACTGGTAATAGATATGAAGATCTAGGATCGGGTGATAAGGTGAGGTATATGTATGTTGAAAAGCCTAATAAGTATGGGTTAGATAGTATCGGATTTAAGTATGATTATCCGAAAGAATTTAATGATATCTTTAAAGTAGACTACGAGAAAATGTTTGAGAAAATCCTATTTCAAGGTATTGAACGTTTTTATGATTGCGTGGGTTGGAAGA